GGGATTTGTAATGAAACTTATCTCAGCACAAATGAATATCCAAGCAAATGCTATTGATGCGATGATTAAGAAACAAGGAGTATCAGATGATTCAGCAGATAGAGCAGCAAAAAGAACAGGAGATGGAGGAGCGTGGATTAGACGTTTTATTGCAATCTGTATACTTTTCTCAGTCGTATTTGCTCCCTTTGTCATGGCGTTCTTTAATATACCAGTAACCGTTGAGGCTAACAAATTGGGGATATTAAAATTTTTAGGAATAGGAGTAGATAAATGGAAAAACTTAGAGGGGTTTGTTTTGTTGCCAGAAGTAAGGCAAGGAATGTTGGCACTACTGGGTTTTTATTTTGGAAGTTCACAAGTTAAATAAGAAATCAAAAACTGTACATTATTCCACTTTTTTGTCACAAAAACTGAACATTATTTGTGACAATTGTAACGCTAAAACATAGAATCTAGTGTCTATAAATAAGAAAACCATGAAGTGTAATGTTCCTAAAAGACAAGTGTCTGGTGGGAAGAAGTTCGTTGTGAAAGCCTGTCAGGGTGGCAAGGAAAAGATTGTACGTTTTGGCGATGCTAACATGAGCATCAAGAAGAGTAACCCTGCTAGGAAGAAAAGCTATTGTGCTAGGTCTGGTGGGATTAAGGGTAAGAGTAATAAACTGTCTGCTAACTACTGGAGTAGACGAGCTTGGAATTGTTAAATGGCAAGATATAGTTCATACGGAAATTTAGATGATCGGATTTCAGAAGATTTGGATCAAGGCTTTGCTGGGTTTAACAATAAGTTAAGGCCAGATCAACTCGCCCCGGGAACATTGGCTGTATCTAGCAATGGCCGCATGGACCTAAATGGAGAGTGGCAACCACGCAAAGGATTGGATATATTTTCTTCTCCTTTTTCTGCTGGGGTTTTTACTCTTCCATTCTATTTGTACGATTCCATTCCATCAGTTAGTTCATATTCTACCGTCTCTGAAACTATTAGTATTACCTTTTCCTCAGCTCATGGAATAATTAACGGAACCGGAATTAACATAAGCGGTTTAAGCCCGACGGGAAATTCTACAAGTCCCAACGGAAACTTTATAGCTTCAGTAACTAGCTCTACAACTATAGATGTTGTGATTTCTAACTTAGGAGGAAATCCAACTGGAACTATGGTTGTTTCTGGGATGAAGCTAAATTCAAACGCTGGTAACTTTATAGAGGCTTCCTGCGAATACTCAGACCCCAACGATGACTCTCAGTCTTATGTGGCTTGTGTCGGTACCAATAGTGCGATACTTGTTAAGACAGCGGATTCAGGAGCAACAAATACTACAATTAGTTATCCTGCCGGGGAGTCTGTTAATATAGGAGCAACAGTTCTTCAGTCATTCAACAAGCTTTATATTTTCCGAAAGGGACAGGTTGCAATGGAATGGGATGGAGACTTTTCTTCACCTGCATTTACCCTTGTACCAAATGGTCTTTACACCCAGCCAACTAGATTAGGAGATGGTGGAAACAATACTGTCATTTCAAACGGTGTAGTTACAGTGACCTCAACAGGTCATGGGCTTAATGAAGGAGATGTTGTAGTAGTTGTTGAGTCTTCTGACCAGCTAGTAGTTGGTGATTCCTATACTGTTGCTAGTATTCCTGATGCTGACACGTTTACTTTTTACGCTCAGTACGACGATCAAAGCTCCCACAACAATCATTACAGCAAGAGGGTTTCTCTTGGATTAGGGTTTAGCCATATGCCAGCCCCTGAGTTTGCCGTCTATCATCAGAAGCGTTTAGTCGTTCCATATCGCTATGACTACAATTCTTTAGGCAACATTGAGGACCGTAAAATTTTGGATGAGGCTTTGTTTTCAGACATACTAGACGCAGATACTTACGACAGAATTTATGGACAGTTTAGATTTAATGCTGGAACTGCTGACTTTATTGTAGGTTTTCATTCATTTTCGGATGACAAACTGGTGGTCTTTAACCGCAACAGCATACACATTGTAACTAATAGCTTAGATTTGGGCAGTGCTTCTTCTCAGTTAATTACTAACGAGGTTGGCTGCTTGGCTAGAGACAGTGTACAGCAGGTCGGAAACAGCATGATCTTCCTGTCTGACAATGGCGTGTATGGGTTGGACTTTATGGACCTTTACAATCTGAGAGGTCAAGACGTTCCATTGTCTGGTCCCATAGAGGGAACCATTAAAAGGATAAACAAGGCATATGCTCATAACGCTAAGTCGGTTTACTTTGACAACAGATATTACTTGGCCGTTCCCTTGGACAGTAGCACTACAAATAACGCTTTGTTAATTTACAATTTTGTAAACAAGCAGTGGGAGTCAGTTGATTCAGTTGATGACCCAGACTGGGAATACAGCAATCTAACAGTAGCTGGATCAGGGGACAAGAGAGGCGTTTACGTTGTAAACCGAAAAGGTGGCGTTCATGGATATGAATCTAGGGTTGATGACCGGGACAACTATGTTCCAAACATCGGTCAAACAACAGAGGACAAACAAATTGTAGCTACGGCAACAACGAGGATGTTTACGCTAAACTCCTTGGACAGAAAGAAATGGAACAATTTTGACATTCATGTCCAGTCCTCTCAAGAAAATACATCCGATGCTACATTGGAGGCAATAACTGAGAACATTGATGGTACAATAGATCTTGGAAGTCTTAATTCTCTAAACGGTTCAGATGTATCTATTGATGAAGATGTTTCACTTCGGGGCAGATTTGGAAATAAGCGAGCTTATGGATTACAATTTAGACTAACTACGACAAAAGGAAGACCTCGGTTGCGAGCTTTAAAAGTAGCCGGGGCAGTTTCATTTAGATCAACAGACAAGGCAGAGTAAAATGGCAATACTTACTACAGGGAATACGTTTGCAAACGGAAATCAGGTAACTGCAACAACCTTAAACAACTCGGTAAATAATGCCGTATTTGATTCTGGAGCCGTAGATGGAACCTCTACCCAGCTTTCAAGCGGAGCGATTATAGTCAAGGATCTTGGCATAACCACTGGCAAACTAGCATCTGCTTCGGTAACAACAGCAAAGATAGCTAATGGAAATGTCACCTCTGACAAGATTTTGGCATCTAACATTACTACAGCGTTGATTGCAGATAGCAATGTAACGAAAGCTAAAATAGAAAACCTAGCCAACCTTACGGTTCTTGGTAATGTTTCTGGTAGTTCTGCTGCTCCTGCTGAGGTTTTCATATTGGACCAAGACGATATGTCTTCTGATTCTGCTACAGCTATTGCTACCCAGCAGAGCATTAAGGCTTATGTTGACAGCCAGTCTGGATCAGGAACCCTTGGAATAGCTGGAGGATCTGGAACTGGTACAGTTAATCTTTCAACTCAAACTTTTACACTAGCAGGAACTACCAACGAAATTGAAACGACTGCTTCTGGACAAACCATTACGATTGGTTTGCCTAGCTCTATTACTGCTAACGTAACTGGTAACTTAACTGGTAACGTAACAGGCAATATAACGGGAACGGTAAACGCTTCATCCGTGTTAGCTAGTGGTGTAGTCGCCACTACTCAAACATCAGGAGACAACAGCACTAAGGTTGCGACAACTGAGTATGTTGACTCTCAGGTTAGTGCAACTGGGGGATGGAGCCTCGGTGCAGACACTGGAACTAATCATGCAATTTTACCCGGAGAGCTAGTTGATTTTGTTGGAACCACTAACGAAATTGAAACTTCGGTTTCTGGGAACACTCTAACTATTGGTCTGCCCTCAAGCATTACTGCTAATGTAACTGGCAATCTTACCGGAAATGTTACTGGCAATGCTAGTACAGCAACAGCCCTTCAGACTGCACGTACTATTGCTGGTGTTAGTTTTGACGGAACCTCTAATATATCCCTAGACACAGGCGATATTACAGAGGGTTCCAATGAATACTTTACTACGGCTAGAGCGAGAAGTTCTATATCTGCAAGCGGAGACATTAGCTACAATAGCTCAACTGGAGTGATTAGCTTTACCGCTTCAGGCTCTCCTGTAACGAGCGTCAATACGCAGACTGGTGCAGTGGTTCTTGACACGGATGATATAGCTGAAGCAGCAAACCTGTATTACACATCAGCTAGAGCCAACTCAGCAATAGATGCGAGGGTTACTCAGTCGTTTGTTAATGCTTTGAATGTTGAAGCTGCAAGTGTTTCTGCAAATTCTGTAGCACTAGGAACCGACACTACTGGAAACTACGTTGCGAGCATTGCAACTGGAAGTGGATTAGATGGAAGCTCTTCTTCTGAGGGTGGAGCCGCTACAATTTCTTTGGATTTAAACGAGCTTTCTACTTCTACCACTGATGGTGATGGAGACTTTTTTGTAGTAGTAGACAGTGTTGGCAATCAACGGAAGCTAACCAAGGGAAACATATCCATAGCTGGATTCAATACAACGAATGGAATTGCTTTGGCTACAGATACCACTGGCCCATACGTTGCTGCTGGTGCTACTTCTGGCAACGGTATTAGTGGCAGTGTCAGTTCAGAAGGTGGCACATTCACTGTAACGTCTAACGCTACCAATTCAAATGTAGGAAGTACAATAGTTTACCGTGATGCTTCTGGAAACTTTGATGCTGGTAACATTGCGGCTGCTGCAATTACAGGAACAACACTTACTGCTACTGGAGACGTAATTTTTGGTGGCAATGTTAGTCAAAACATCTCAGGAACTGGAACATATTTCCCGGGCTACCTCAAAGATACGTATGGAGCGCAATTAGAAGATGGTGGCACCAATGGAAGTACACTGTACTTGGGACGAAAGAATCAATACTCTCTGGCTCTTGGTACTTCTGTTGGAACTAGTTCATTCGACGAAGTTGTAGTGTTCCATGACACGGATCAAAGTGTTGGTGGAAGCCCAGCGGTTTCAGCGAAAGTTGGCAATATTACTATTACGACTAGCACAGTATCCATAAACAGCACTTCTGACTATCGCGCAAAAGAAAATGTTGTAGATATTGCAGATGGTATTAGTCGATTAAAAGAACTTAAGCCATATCGCTTTAACTTCATTAGAGACCCAAGCACTACAGTTGATGGATTCTTTGCACATGAAGTGAGTCCATTAGTACCAGAGGCCGTCTGCGGTGAAAAAGATGCTGTAGACGAAGATGGAAATCCAGATTACCAAGGCATTGACCAATCTAAACTAGTACCACTCCTGACCGCAGCACTGCAAGAAGCTGTAGCTAAGATTGAGGCATTGGAAGCTAGAGTAGCTACACTGGAAGGATGATAACAACTGAACACGTAACCCAATATTCTTTGCCTCATTTGTCAGAGCGTATGTTGGCTGACGATCACAATGTGGTTATGCCAACTCACATCTTCCGCAAGGATGGCGACATCATTGGCTCTGCCAGTGTTGGAGCTGCACCACTGGTTTGGTGGTGGATGGACAGCAAGAGAGCAAAGGCATTGGATAGTGTTCGGGCCATAAAAAAACTTGAGGGCGAGTATGCCTCGCATGGTGTTCACCGTGCTTTTATAATGTGTGACAAGGGTAGTAATTTTTTTCCCAACATGGAACGTCTTGGAAACAAGAAGATGTGGGAAGGCGTGATGTACTATAGAGACTTTAAATAATAATAGATATGGGTAGCACAAGAATAGACGCTCCACAGATTGATCCAATAGAT